CTATATGTGTTTCTATAACAATCGTATTGTGTACCACAATCGTTGGAGGATTCATGTATAATTTAAACGACCGTAATAACATGGCCAAAAACATCGAAGCCGCTATTACAAAAGGTGTTGATCCATTGTCTGTTAAGTGTGCATATGAAACTGGAGCTAATCCGGTTTGCATCACAATGGCAGCAACAAAGAAATAATTTAGGAGTATATTATGGCAGTGAAACAATTTAGCATTAATCAAATCTCTAATGAAGCAGACCGCAAGAAATTGTTGGATGCTGTACAAGAGTGTTCAAATTCTATGACACGAATGGACGGAGAAAAAGATTTCATTAAAGAAGCAGTGAAAAAAGTTTCAGATGATTTGAAATTACCTAAACAAGTCGTTCAACGTTTGGTCAAAGTTTATCATAAACAAAACTATGATGAAGAAGTTGCCACGCATGAACAATTTGAGCAGTTGTATGAAACGATTGTGAAATAATGCCAACTAAAGAAGAAATGAAGAAGTTTTCTGTGGAGATTGATAGGTTCGTCTCCGAAAGAAACATCAATCATCTTGAAGCTATAGTTGAGTATTGTGCCGAAACGGGTCTCGAAACGGAAGTCGCCGCAACATTAATTAATTCGAATCTAAAGTCGAAAATTGAGTTGTTGGCTTCCGATTTGAATATGCTGAAAGTGAAGAAATCTCGTTTACCCATATGACTGGTTATGAAACATTTGCGTTATTCAATTCTTTAAAACTGCACTTCAACCGAGAATCTTACGATTACTTTAAATATAATGGTAAGAGCAACATCTCAGTTGATGCATTTGAGAATAGGCGTGACAAATACCACTTTCACAAGTTGTCAAGGAAGTACACAAACAAGGAAGACATGGAATTATTTTTCGTGTCCAACTTGGTTGAGAAACCTAATACTTGGGCTGGTGATTTGTTAACTGAAGAAGCAGATATTAATTACAAGACCCATCAAAAGGTGTTACAATCACTATCGTACTTTTTCGAAAACGATTGTCACCTACTATTTGATGGTTGTGAAAATCCAAACGATTTGTTCAAAGTGAATGACGGTGATTACCCTGTGATTTTACGCAAGACCATGCAGAAGGTAACACAAATTGAAACCTTGTGCATTTTGAATAAGATACTTGGTTTTGAACCCAACTGGAATTCTAAAATTGCCGACACAATTCGGTGGCCAGAGTTTCGGTTAAGATTGCTCAAGTATGCCACATTTCTACCACAGGATGTGTTAAAATATAAACTTATTCTAAAGAAAATGATATGATAAAGAAAATCTACCTCGATATGGACGGCGTTCTGTGTAACTTTGAACGCCGATACCTTGAACTATATGATGAGTTGCCCGGCTCCATGCGTGACCGGAAAAACTTCAGTGTGAATTGGGACCATTTCGTGCAAACAGAACAATTTAAAACATTGGACTGGTGGCCAGGTGGTCGAGACTTGTTGACTTATATTACACAATATCAACAAGAAAATGAAATCGAGGTAGAGATTCTTTCATCTTCTGGTGGTCAAAAATACCACCAAGAAGTTGCCTATCAAAAAATTGAATGGTTGTCTGATAAAGGCATTCCATTTAAAGCGAATATTGTTTCTGGTCGTAAGGCGAAATCTGATTACGCTACACCAGAATCGATATTGATTGATGATACACAAGATGTTATTCAAGCCTTCATTGGTGCGGGCGGCATTGGTGTACTTCACAGAGATATAGATAACACTTTGATGATGTTGGATAAACTTCTGAACAGGTGACCTATATAAGTCTATATTATGATAATGTGGACAAAAATATACAACGTAATACAATTTATACAAGGAAATACATATGAGTACATTCGAAAATTTACAACGCAATCGCGGCAAGTTCGATAAACTGTCAAAAGCGATTGAAGCAACCGGCACTCCAGCAGAAGCCGGTTCTAAAGATGACACCAGATTCTGGCAACCAGAAGTTGATAAAGCTGGCAACGGCATGGCGATAATTCGTTTCTTGCCAAGTCCAGCAATTGATGGTGATGATGCTCTGCCATGGGTTCGAGTATTCACACACGGATTTCAAGGACCTGGAGGTTGGTTTATTGATAACTGTTTGACTACTTTAAACGATAAGTGTCCAGTGTGCGAACACAACAGTACACTTTGGAATTCGGGCATCGAAGCCAATAAAGAAGTTGCTCGCAAACAAAAGCGTAAGCTGACTTACATGACAAATATTTTGGTCGTTTCTGACCCAAGTAATCCGTCAAATGAAGGACAAGTTCGCTTGTTCAAATTCGGTAAGAAAATTTTCGACAAGATTAACGAAGCGATGAATCCTGAGTTTGCTGATGAAACACCAATCAACCCGTTTGATTTGTGGGAAGGTGCTAACTTCAAGTTGAAGATTCGTAATGTTGAAGGCTATCGTAACTATGACAAATCAGAATTTGCTAGCAAGTCTGTCTTGTCTGAAGATGATGCTGAGTTGGAAAAAATTTGGAAGAAAGAATATTCCCTCAAGGAATTTACTGAACCAAAGTTGTTCAAACCTTACGCTCAGTTGAAGGCTCGTTTGGATAAAGTATTGGGCTTTGAAGGCATTGCACCTTCAAGCACTGCTGAGTCTATTGACCTGTCGCCACCTGCAGCTAAGTTTTCACCTCGTCAAGCAGCGCCAGTTGACATTGGTGGAGATGATGACTTGGAATACTTCAAGTCTCTCGCTGAAGAATAAACTTTTCTCTTTCTGAGAACTGTTTGACCCCGCCTAGTGCGGGGTTTTTACATTCCCATTTTGGCAGGATTTAAAATGCTTGCACCCCAAATTTCCACCCAAGGATCAAAGTTATGTACTGATGCTACAGCATTTTGTGGTTTTGCTGGTTGTGCCGGTGCTGCGGCAGGTGTATTCACTACATTTATATTCGGTGATGAATTGTCTTGTCTATTAGCTGCAGCCAAAAGCACCGAGTTATCATTTAACATTTGTCCTCTAACAGCTGTAGCCAACATTTCAGCTGATGGTCTTGTTGCTCGACCATTTTCTCGTTCTTCAAAGTGTAGGTGTGGTCCTGTGGAACTTCCAGTGTTGCCGGCCAAAGCAATCTTTTGACCTCTTTCAACCATATCACCAACGGCGACATTCATTGATTTTAAGTGGCCATATCTGGTAGTTTTTCCATTTCCGTGGTCAATCTCAATCATATTTCCATAATTACCTACGGCGCCGGATATTTTCACTGTTCCTTTTTCGGCAGCATATACGTCAGCACCTTCTTTCATAGGAGCATCCACACCTTCGTGCATCATTTGGCGTCCTGTTATTGGATGTGTTCTCATACCAAAAGGACTTGAAACTTTAACCGGTGATTTAGCTTCGGCTTCTTTGTCGGCGCGTTCTTGTTGAAGTTTTTTTAATTCGTCTTTGAATACTGAATTAGGAGAAAAATCCATTAATTTTTCTTGTTCTTCTTTTTTAGTTCCTATTTTGATTTGTAATTCACCAATTCTATCTTCAAGTTGTTTAATTGATTTTCCTCTAACACCTGTTGTTGATCTGTAGTCGTTTAATTTAGCTTTGTCATCAAAAGACAAATTTGCTTCATTTTTTTGTAAATTGTCTCTATCAGTAATTAATTTATCCAGCATCGTTTGCTTTTCGAATAGTTCCGACGTTAGGCCTGCTAAATCTTTATTTCCTGTAGCTGCGCCAACTATTGCTCCTATTAATGCACCGGCGGCCGCACCTTTTATACCTAACAGACTACCAATACTTGCACCCATAACACCTAAAATTAATCCTTTGTTTGCATGAAAAAACTCACCAAAATAATAAGAAAATATTTCACCAACTCTACCAAAACCATTCGCTAAAGTTTGAAATGCGGCTTTCGTATAATCCAGTGCTGTCGTAGATATCAAATTAATTTTTTCACCAAGTTTAATCATGAATGGACTTTTTTCCAAAAACTCATAAAAACTTCCAAATGGCTTAGAATCCAAACCTAATGCAGAATCTAGTTTTTTAGCTAGTTGCTTCAATATTGGTTCATCGGACTCCGAATCTAGTCCTATTGCATCCATGATTGATTTCTTTAGGCCTGTAAAGTCAACTTGTGAAGCTATTTGCTTTATAACATAGGCCGCGCCAGCTAAGCCAACGATGGCCAAGATAGGAGACATCCTACTAATAACACCAAACAAACC